GTGTAAGGAGCCGTTCCTCCCGTCGCGGCGATGCCACAGGCATAGGCTACTGTGATGTGTCCGGACACTGTGCAGGATCCGCAATCCACGGCCAGCGGAGCCCCTCCCACCAGAGAGTAGAACTGGGCGTAGGGGGTACAGTTGGGTTCGTCCGGACTGCCGCACGCGACCCCGAAAGATATCCCTACGATTCCGGCGCTCGCGTTGCCTTGGTACTCAAAGGCGTACACCTGGTAGCTGAGTGAGGGCACACCATCCAGCGAGGGGGCCTGCCACAGGAGCGTGGGGGAACCCCAGACGTTGGGGGTGGAGCCCGAGGATAACGCTCCATAAAACGGAGAAGGAGTCCCCTCTCTACAGTTGAACGAAGGCGTGATCCATATAGCGAGAAGGTGACTGCCCACTCTTCCCAGGGACACCAGATGGGAATAATCGAAGTAGGAGCTGTCTCCTCCAAAGCATGGGACCTGGGATTGATCCCTGGTGACGATATACTCCGTCCACGCCGTAGGTGCGCTGGTCAGGCAATCCCACACGCTGACCGTCCCGTCTCCGTTGTCGTACTGCTCCATGACCGCCGTGAACGCCACATGCTCATGGCCCAGAGAATCCAGGTAAGCAATGGGAGGTCCGGCCAGCAGGTCGGGCGGGTTACTGGTCCACAACTGTGAAGTGTTCCCATCAATGATCGTTTCGCTGGAAAGCACATTCGCGGCGCTCAGGCTATACACCATCAGCGTGCCACCGACAAAATTACCGCCCACCACGATGTAGATTTTCCCGCCGGCGCCGACACTCGCCCCTATCGGGGCGTAGAACTCCCAGCCTCCGGGAGAAAGCTCTCCCGCAAAGTGGACCTGCGGCCCGAACGAGGTGCCGTTGAACGTCGAGTACGAGACCGTCGAGCAGTAGTGGGTATCCGGCCCGATGGTCGTCTTGTTGTTAGTGCCGGGGTACACCAGGATGTAGTCTCCTGGGCCGCGCACCAGTAGCTGTAGGCCTACCCTCCGGGAAGTGCCGCTGCACCCGTCGCAGGGCACAATGTATCCGGGGTTGAGGAAGTCCAGCCCAGGGTTAGCGATATCCGTGGAAGATCCCCACGAATCGGTGGCACAGTTGAATCTGGTCAGGCGGACGCTGGGGATCGTCCAGATATCGTGCGGCGTGGAAGTAAATGCCAGGACGGGCTGCAACACGAGCACGTCGTCCACGTCCTTGGCCGCCGTATAACTCATGCTGGAAGCGGGGACTGGAGTGAACACCGGGCAGTGAGAGTCGTCCATCAGGACCCAGGTGGTTCCACCATCGGTGGACTTGTAGGCATGGATGCGGTGCTTCCCGTCGCCGCTGGGTTGGTAGGACTGGGGGAACAGGTACAGGTCCGTGCCGTGCTCGAACCCAAAGGCTCCCTCGATCCAGTCGCTAAAGCTCAACCCGTCCGTGGGGTTGATGGTAACAGGTCCTACCGCCGGGATCGGTGTAGGAGCGGGGATGTTGATCGTGACCGGGCCTTGGATGAAAGTGGACGCCGAGTCCACTACTCCGATCGTCATGGTGAACAATCCGTAGGCCAGGGGAGTCCCGGTGACTGTCCCATCCGAGTTCACCGTCAGTCCCGGAGGAACCCCGCCGCTGTCGCTGAACGTATACGGAGGAACCCCGCCGGAAGCCGAGATGGACTGGGAGTAGACCACGCCCACTGTTCCGTTGGGAAGAGAAGTGGTGACCAGGGATAGGGATGTGGAGATGTGGATCGTCACTAATCCGGGAGCCGTGGCGCTCAGGGCGTCCGTCACTGTCGCGTGGATGGTGTAGTTCCCGGCCGTGGTCGGAGTTCCCGTCACCGAACCGTCCGCGTTAACCGTCAAGCCAGGCGGGACTCCCGAAGAGGCCGAGAATGTATACGGAGAAGTCCCGCCGGCGGCCGTGATGTTTTGCGAGTAGGCCGTGCCCACTGATCCATCCGGCAGAGACGTTGTGACGATAGTCAGAGATCCGGAGATCGATAAGGTCACCGGCCCGGAACTGACTCCTCCCAGCGCATCGGTCACCGAGGCCGATATCGTGTAACTCCCCGGCAATGTGGGTGTCCCGTCCACCAACCCGGAAGAGTGGACCGTCAACCCAGGAGGAACTCCCGAGGAGGCGGAGAACGTGTACGGGGTGGCTCCGCCCGTAGCGGCCAGCGAGTGAGAGTAGGCGGTTCCCACCACTCCTCCGGCCAGCGAGGTGGTGGTTAAGGCCACGGCCGCTACAATGACGATCGTGGCCGGGAAAGTCGTAGAGGTGGAACTGGCATCGGTCAGTGTGACCGTGAAGGTATAGGAGCCAGGCGTAGTCGGGGTTCCGGTGACCACGCCTCCGGATCCCACCGACAATCCAGGGGGCACTCCGGCGGAAGCTGAGAACGTATACGCGGGGACTCCACCAGCCGCCGTGAACGTCGTAGTGTAGGCCGCCCCGACTTCTCCGTTAGGAGGAGACCCGGCGGATCCGCGCAGCGCCAGGTTGGCGGCCGAGACAATGCCGGGGCTCTGGTAGAAGGTGAAGTACAGGTTGGAGCCGTTCAGCCAGATCTCGTTAGGGCTGTCCCTCCCGGCTCCGAAGGTGAACACCTGCTGCGCCAGAGTGGCCGGGTCGATGCGCACCAGAGTGCCCGGACTTCCCTGGAAAGCCGCCCATACCCACGTTCCGTCAAAGTAAACGCTGTAGCAGGAGCGCCCCACTCCGGTAGAGATCAGGTTCTGGATCGTGAGGTCGGTCTTCTGGAAGCGGATCACGTTGCCAGAGACTTCGCTTCCCGCCCACAGGTGGCTGGCGGTGAAAGTGCAGTCGTCGGTGAACACCGCATCTCCGGCGCCCACCGTCCCGTACTGCTCGACCGTCATGCCTACCGGATCGATCCGCGCCACGTTGTTGCCTGCGGAAGTCCCAGCGCTTGTGACAAACAGTTTTCCCGAGGCGGTGTCGAAGCGGATCGAGTGAGGGCCGAAGCTGGACATCGATGTCGCCACCGAACTGACGAACCCCCCGTCCGAGACTCGGTACTTATAGACCGCGTCGGTCTGCCGCGAGGCCACGTAGATATAGGCCCCGTCCGAGCAGAAGGATCCCTGGTCCAGAATATGGCCGGTGTCCACAATCAGGTCGGCGTGGGCCAGCGTGACTGGATCGATCGTGCAGACCACAATTCCGCTATTGGTGGGGTTCCACGGCATGACGTATACCAGGCCCGTTCCGGCCAGGTAGAAGGCGTCGATGATGTTATTGTGGAATCCGTCGCTAGGGAACGTGATGGTGCTGAACGCTCCAGGATTGGACGGGTCCATCCGCACCACGATACCGGGAGTGCTCTCGCATCCGATCCACAGGTACCCGGCGGCGTACAAAAGAGCGTGCGGCAGGTTCGAGGACCCGCCCAGGCTCTGCGCCCAAATTTCGGTAATCGAGGTAGGCATAGTTTTAGATCGGTACCGGCATCAACTCCGTCAGGGTCATGCGCGTGTAATTGCCGTGGCGGTCCCCGAGCGGCAGCCACTCCAGGCCGCTCGCATCGGCGTATATCTTGAAGCGGTCATTGCTGCGCGTGTAGAACATGACGCTGTAGATCCGGCTCTTGTTGAGTCCGCTGCCGAATCGGTTGGGCAGGTAGAACCGTTCCTCGGTGCGCGAGGCATGGGCCGGAAGGGTCTGGGTGAAGGACCCGGTTTCGGAGATAATCAGGACGCAGAGCGGGACCGGGCACTGGTACTGCACCCACATCTGCTTAAGGTACTTCCACCCCACATACCCGAACGCCTGTTCGTAACTCGACCAGAGCGTGATCGCGGCCGGCTCTTTGACGTGGTCGAGCGACCAGTCCCACAGCTTAAACTTGGCGCCGGTCGGCAGCGGCGAATCGATGACCAGCCGCCACTGCTTGCCGATCAGGTTGGTCGGGCAGGCGCGAACCACGCGGCGGTCGTCATAGGTCCCGCTGATATTGGGAAACGTGTAGACTGTCCCGTCCTCCTGGGTTTGCAGGTGGACCGGGACCACGATTCCGCCCGTGTCCACGGTGAGCACGAGGTTTCGCGCGATCTTATCGTACGGCCATCCGAAGTCGCTCCAGGGAGTCCACAGCACCACCTCCGGCGGATCCTCGTGGCCCAACTGGTCGAAGGGTGCCCACCTGCGGAACCCGTTGCCGAACAACTGGAACTTTCCCGTAGGCTCCGGGTTGGTGATCAGCAGGCGCCACATCTTGGCCACCTGATCGACCGGGACCGGATAGTTCTTCTTGCGGTCGGTGACCGTCCCGGTATGGGTGAAGGTCATGACCGTGCCCAGTTCGTTCTTGAGCGCAATCGTCACAGGTACGTTCTGCGTGTCCGCATCAACCCAGACCCAGGATGGGTTCTTGTCGCTATTGGTCTCCGCGTCCTGCCAGGGAGTCGAGAGCACCGTGTCCTGGGGGTAGTCGATCTTGTCGAAGTAATACCGCCACTGTTTGAAGATCACCGGGATGGTGGAGCCCTTGGGGTGCAGGCGGACCATCTTGGAGATCGTATCGGGGGGCAGCGGGAACTCTACCTTCCCCCGGCCTCCCGTGAGCACGATCGGATTGGCGGATAGGATGTCGAGCGTGGGAGCCTGGCCCCCCGAGATGAACCCCTGGAGAACGTCGAGTTGCAGGGTGACGTCGGCTCCCCCAGTGGTGTCCCATTCGACCGTCACGCTGCGCAGGTACTTGTCCCACGGATGTCCCAGGTCGTCCCAGTCGAAGGTATGCGCCACCTCGCCTTTGTCAGCGGGTTGGAAGATGAACCTGTGATTGAACAACTGGAACATGCCGGTACCGCTTGTCAGCGCGGCTTGGGAAGCATCCACGAAGATCCACCAGCGTTTCCCCTTGAGCCCGGTTGGCATGGTGATGTTGCGCTGGCGGTCGCTCTCCGTGGAGGTCACCGTGAACGAAGGTCCGATCGCCGCTCCGTCCGCCATGATCTGTACAGTCACGGCTACTCCATTGGTGTTGACCTCCAGGTCCACCTGATTCAGGTACTTGTCGTACTCGCTCCCGCCGTTTTCCGGAGGCGTCACGTTGACGATATCGGGAGGATAGATCTCAGCCTGCGGGAACTCCACTTTCAGGATCCGCCACAGGTCGATGGTGGAGTTGGCCTGCCCGGTATCGATCGAGGCCGAAGCATAGGGGCGAACGCGGAACAGTTTGCCGATCGTCGGCACGGCCAGGGGGATGACCTTCAGGCAACGCCCGCTGCCCAGATCGGTGGGGCTGGATAGCGTGAACACCTGCGGGGTTCCCGCCGTCTTGCCGTCCCGGCCGCCGCGCATCTCCAGCACCAACTGCCGGTCAGTCCCGGCGGTGTCGAAGATGACGGTCATCTGGTACAGCCGCTTGTCCGTCAATCCTCCCAAGTCCATCCAGTCGCTGGCCGATCCGGCCGAGAGCAGACCCGTGGGCTGGAACTGGAACAGGATGCGGAACAACTGGAACTGCGCCGGGTAAGCCTCTCCGGAGAGGTGGAAGCTGATCGACCGCGCCTCGCGTCCGTAGGACTGGTAGACGCTGCCGCTCGTGTTGACGAGGTTAGGCAGCAGGCTGAGCAACTGGCGGCCCTTGAAGCTGCTCCCCGAAGGGATCTTGATCTTGAAAGTATCGACCACCGTGTCCGAATAGTTCAGCAGCAGGTCCACATTGATGAACGGGTTCCAGTTATAGACTCCGTTATAAAGCTGCGGGTCGATATCCAGCCACACTTCCTCAAACAACTTCATCCCGGTCGGGTCGCCCATGTCGAACCACGGCATCACGATGTCCCACGGGATCATGTTGCCGCTGGTAAACGGAGGGGAGTCCGGGGCCGTCCACCAGTCGCGCGTCGTGTTGAGCCCGCCGATGATGGTGACGACGTCCGCGATCCCGAAGGTGGCTCCGAGGAGCGGGTTGTTCACCGCTACCACCATCGACTGAGTGTCCGGCTCCTGGTAGAGCATGGTGGTCGGATACTCCGGCAAGCTGGTCTCGTAGAACTCCTCGTTGTAGGGGATCCAGCGGTCGCGGTAAGCCGGCTCGCAGACCAGTTCGCGGGTCTGCCCCGCCAGGTTGACGTACACCAGGTGGATCATCCCCCGGTGCCATTCCATGCGGGCCGCGTTCAGGTCGGACGGAGCCATGCTAATGGGGGAGATCCCGGCGTACTGTTCTCCCCGGAATATCGGGTCGATCTGCTCCGACCGCTTCCGGGGTTGGGCGCCGTCCCAGGAGTACACCCCGTCGTCGCTCAGGTACCAGACCTCCCCTCCGGGAGTCTTGCACCACGCGCTCTGCCCCTTGAGCCCCTTGTAAGAAACCACCGCCGGCTGAATGAGAGAACCCTGGATCACCGCGATTTCGTACAGGCAACTGACATTCAGCGTGAGGATCTGCCCCCGGCATTCGGTGATATTGACAATGCCGTTGGCGGGAGTCCCGGCCGCGATGCTGGTCACGGCTCCGGTGGCGTCGGACCCGATCGGGAAAGACTGCGGATACCCGTTGCGGTTCTTGTAAACGATGTGCGGGTTGTTGGGGTCGCCCGCCACCACCACCGCTTCTCCGATGATCGCCACGAGGTTGCAGTTCTGCCCGTAGATGGCATTCACCGTGATCGTGGCTCCGGTCGAGTGGGGGAACTGGAAGAAGGCGCGGAAGCTGGTTGCCGTCACCTGGGAGGCGTACACGTCCTCGCTGGTCCCCCCGGTGGCGTCGTTGATGTGGATCAGGGCGCCGGCCCCGGTGCCTCCCATGGCGGCAGCCACGGCCGCAAATCCGGACACCGTCACGGTCTGCCACCCGGCGGAGATGCCGGACAGGGTGGTGTAGGTGATTGGGGAGAGAACCGTGCTGACTACCGGCGGCTCGTTGTCGGTCTCCCACTGCTCGCTGAAAACCACATCCGGGTCCGAAGCATTGTCCACGATCGTGGTGTAGGTCTCCGCTCCGATCGAGCTAGCGACGTTCGGGATCCGCGCGATCAGGCGGCCGATCTCGTCGCTGAGCGTGCCGCCCCGGCGGTAGATACGGACAAAGCCAATGCGCGGGTCGGCGCTGTACCAGACCAGGAGCTTCACCTGGCCGCCATGGACTGCCACCTTCTGGCTCTTGTAGACGATCCCGCTATCGGTTACGGAAGCGGTCCCCTCCCCCGCCATGATCTGCGAGGGGTTGCCCTGATCTCCGGTGACGGTCTCTTCGTAGGTGACCACCCAGTCGTAGGGCTGCGTATCGTTGGGGGAACTTTCGGCGCCGCCGTCCAGGTTTCCGGCCAGGGGCACATCCGTGATCGAGGCCCCGGTTCCGGGATAGGATCCGGTATCGAGCAGCACGGCTTGACCGTTGGTGTCGAAGATGCGGAAAGTGGTGGATCCGTTCTGGATGTTCAGGTTGGCGTCCGGAACGCCGATGCGGATATCCCAGGGGGATCCGGCTACCAGATCCGTCCTCCCGTCCGTGGTGGTCACGGTGACTCCGGGAGTGCCCGTAAAGGTGACTTGGTCGAAGTCGCTCAACCCCGCCGGGTCCGCCAGGGTGACGATCACCCCGGTCCATACCAGGGTGGCTCCGGCCATAGCGCTGCCCACAATCGAGGTGACATCGTCAGTCCCTTTGACGAGGGACGCCAGGACCACGCCAGCCGCCGCCGCGTTACCCCACTTGGGAAGGGTTGCGTACGGGTTTAACCCAGAGTCCTTGAACATCCCGTTGGGGCAAGCAAAGTACGCCCACGGGGTGCCGCTCTCTCCGGCCGAGTAGACCGCCATCTCCCAGTGGCGCGAGGCGTTGGCATCCACGTCGGTCGCAACCAGGGTCTTGGCGGTGTAGTTCAGGCTGCGGTAGATGTTGCGGTGATTGGTGCTGGTCAGGATTCCCAGGTAGCGCGGGTTCAGCGACGGCGTCAGCGGGTCCTCGCCGGGAGACACGCACATCTTGCGGATGAAGTAGCAGGTGGGTTCGGTGACGGTAAGCTGGCCCACCTCCTTGGTACCGGTGCGGCTGGAGATCGAACCTTCCTGGTTCGACATGATGTTATTGAGGGCGCGGTACTGCCCGTTCTGGAGCAGGTCCGGGGACTGCTTGCTCCACACGCCGTCAAGGCCGCAGCGGAACTCGATCGGCGGCGGACTATTAGGGTTCTGCATCAGCTATCTACCTCGACTTCTCCCATCATGGCTTGCAGGGCCAGGACGCCCTCGCGATACTGGGCTCCGCAGTAGAGCGCCCGCTGCTGGTCCTGCAACTCGGAGTCGCTGCTGAACACCCGCTCCAGCACTCCGAATCCCAAGTACCCGGTGATGGCGTCGTCGGCCGGGATCGGGATGTCTTCTTCCGGGCCGCCTACGATCGCCGGCTTGAGCGGGCCGACCAGCGTCAGGTTGCGGTGGACCGCCGGACTCTGTCCCGCCACGTAGAATCCCGGAGCGGACCCGCCCGTAATGGCTACGCCGGAGTAATTGGGGGCCACGACAAGCTCCAGCGTGCGGATGGGCAACTCGTCCTCATGGTAGAGCGTGGGGATCCCCGGAGCGGCCCTGCGCCAGTTGCGGATCAGGGTATTGAGATCCGCCACCTGGGCGGGGCTTACCAGCCGTCCCGCCACATACACTTGGTCCACGCGCGTGAGTTCGTCGGGGATGGTGTAGCGTCCCACATTGGACAGGATCTGCTGGGTGAACGCTCCCTTCACCATGGCCGTCTGGGTGTTGAAGTCCAGGATCGTGAGGTTCAGGAGGTCGAAGAACTGTTCAACCGTGAGCAGGCCGAGAACCAACCCCGCGTCCTCCAGCAGGTCGTAGCAGATCGAGTCGTAGATACTCTGCGCGGTCACGCTCATTTGAGTCCGGTCCCCCGGCCCTGCGCGGGTTCCTGCTCCTGGATCAGCCAGTAGGAGGGGAACTTCATCTCGCTCCAGCAGGTCATGGTTTTGATCTTCCGGATCATGTCGCGATAGGCCAGGCTGGCCGACTGGAAAGGCCGTCCCCCTTCCTTGAGCGGCAAGCGGTTTTTTCCGTAGTCCACCAGGATGTCCACAAACTGGTCGTCCAGGTGAACCGGGTCTCCGGGCGAGGACAGGCGGGGCGCGGGAGCGATGCCGGTGACATCGAGGTCGTTCCCGCCTGCCAAGTCGATCGGGTGAATGACGAACTTACCGATCCCGATTCGAGCCCATTGGGAAACCGGACCCAGCACGGTCGTGTCCTCCGCCCAGTTGCGGTAGCGGCGGGAGAGCGAGCGCAGGCTGAGCGGCGAGAGTTGGCGGCCGTTATAGTCGCACCGGAGCGGGAACATGATGCCGTCCGGAGTGTCGTACTCCAGTTGTCCGGCCACGGTCCCGCCCGGTACCGTCACCGTGGCTTGGTTGAATCCGGTGACGACGTTGAGCCGGCTCAGGCCCTCGTTGATCACGCTGGTCACCTGAGCCTGCGGGAACTCCCCAGTGTTGTTGTCAAGCTGGTCGAGGATCCGCTGGGAGAGGCTGGCCAGGGTGAACGTGGGCATGTCCTATTTATGGATCTTCGGCCCCGGACCCGGAGGAATCCCCATCATCTCGTCACGGCGGAAGATGGCGCTGCCCCGCTGTGAGGAGCGCTTGTGGATGGCGTTAGAGACGCGGTAGTCCTTCTCCCGCTCCTCCCAGTTTCCGCTCAGATCGTACGGCTCCTTGAGCCGGTTCTGCGCCTGGATGGCGGCTTGGTCTATGCCTTGCAGGTTGCGGCCGGAGACCGTTCCGTCTGCCATAAAATCGTTTGCGTCGAGTCTTGGTTTTGCCATATTGCTCCTCCCTTAGTAACCGCCCCAGTCCAACCACGTATCGAGGTGGTTGGCGTCGTACACCGTATTGCCGATCGGCCCCTGCAACTGTCGCTGCCAGTCCTGCAAGGAAGTCATATAGCGGCCGTCGTCCTGCTGGATGGCTTCCTCCAGGAGCACGTTCCCTTGATCGGTCAGCCGCTGCCCCGCCACGGGGTCGTAGTAGGAGTCGGTCTTGCCCTCCCGCGCGATGATCTTAGTGAACAGTGCATCCCCCTGCGCCAGCGCCACGATGATCTCTTCGTTGATGAAGTAGGGCGACAAGTCCCCCATATTGCGCAGCTTGGGCCAGCCGTCGATGTAGAGCACCGGAATCACGTAGGCGGAAGTCTGTGCGGGCCATAACTCCCACTGCATGACGCCGCCGGGGTTGGGCGGCATGCTCACCAGTTCGAGTGGATTTGTCCCCGTGGTCGAGCGCTGCGGATCCTCGCGGTTGAGCCACTCCTGCGTCTTGTCGGTGCCGATCTGGTCGCCCGCCACCGGGTCGATCGCGTCCTTCAGGCGGTAGGCCGTGTCGCTGATCCGCACGTAGCGCAGGCAGATATAGTATGGCTCATTGACCACCGGGACTCCGGCGGCGATCTGGTCGGCCTGGATCGAGGTGGCTGAGAGCACCGCCTTGACCGTCACCACTTGGTTGGTGGGGAGGGTGCATTGCAGGTTGGCGAGGCTCGACGCCTGGATGGTTTCGGCCGCCGCGTGGTTGAACCGGCAGAGCGCAGTGAAGTGGTCAATGCCGACGTAAGAGACCACCACGATCTCCTGCGTTCCGCCTCCCAGGTTGAGCAGCAGATAGTCGCCCTGCCGTACTTTGCTCAGGGTGGCCGGGTCGGGGTGGATCTCGCACTGCCCCGGAGCGTCCGTAGTCGGCTGGGCGAAAGTTCCGTTGATGCGGTCGGCTACGGGCCAGGCGGTCCCGGTCCCGGTCAGGAGGGAGGACCCGGCGGTAGTGCTGATTGTGCCGGTCGTGTAGCCGCTGGGGACGTTGATGGCGGTGGTGCGGAGGAGGTCGCTCCAGGAGCGCTTCTTGACGATGTTCTGGATCCACTTGTTGATGAACTGGTCGGCCTGCTGCTCGGTGCAGTTGGGCTTTACCTGCCTCACCTTCTCACGCAAACTCCACAAGCTGTCGGCCATAACTCACATCCTCATCCGTATTCTATCTTACACGTCCAATATGGGACATGCCCGCATACCAGAAGGGCCGCATACCCCGTTTCGGCGGCATGCGGCCCTCTGTTGTTCGACGCTTGACGGCGCCGGGTTTAGGTGATGGTTACGGTTCCGGAGATCGACGTGGCGTACCAGGTCGTTCCGTTGCTCCGCACGGTGATGCTGGCCCCGTCAGAGCCGAAGGCCGCGCTGGTGGTGCCCGCGTTGATGGCCCCGGCCAGAGCGCCGTTGGCCGCCCCCACGCGGGTGACCGTGTAGGTCTTGCCGACTACTACCGCGCTGGCCGCCGGAAGGGTCACCGTGTTATTGGTGAGCAGCACCACGCCGCTGTCGGTGACCGGGTCGAGCGTGTAGTTGGCCGAGACGGTCTTGAACGAGGACTCCTGGCTGCTGAGCGCCCGCCACGTACTGGTGGTCGTGGTGGCCGCCGTGCATTGCCAGATGGCGGGTCCGGTAGGGGTGCCCGTACCGAACAGGTAGTCGCCAACCTGGATCCCGGAATTGGTTCCGATGCCGGTGGGCGGAGTGTCTCCGCCCCAGATGTTGGCGCCGTTGGGCAGTTGAGCCCAAGGAGTAGGTCCGAATCCGAATGCCATAGGGTTGTCTCCTTAGTTGTTCGGATTGAAGGCCACGATCGGGTACTGAGTCATGCTCGACTGGTACGCGATGTAGATGTCCACCTGGCCGGTGGCCACCAGGGCGAGGTTGCTGACCGAAGAGGTCACGTTGATGCCGATCGACGTGGCCGCCAGGACCGCCGGATTCGGCCCTGCGGCCGAGATCTGGAGCAGCGTGAACAGAGCGCCTTCGGTGAGAGGAGCGATGTCCGTGACAGCGGTGGCGATCAGGTCGGCGGAAAGGCTGCCGAACGTACGGGCCACGCCCGTCGAATCGGTGAAGCCGAGTTGCACCTTGAGCGTGCCGGATCCGCCGCCGCCCCAGGTGAACTGGGTGACGCCTTTGATCCGGTATCCCAGCAACACGCAGTTGGCCGGGATGTTGAGGAGCGGGATGAAGCCGGTGGCGCTCGCGCCGAGAGCCAGGATGTCGGAAGCGTAGATCGAGAACACCGCTTCCTGGGGAGGGGCCATATTCAGATAAGTTTTCTGCATCGTCTTGTCCTCCTTAGAAAAGCGTGCTCGACAGCTTGAAGCCGGTACGCGGGCTGGGAACCATGATGTTCGAGCCCAGGATGTACTGGCCGGCGGAGTCGATCGAGTTCGCGCCCAGCGGCTTGAACCCGGTCCACCCGAACTGGAACAACGGCACCTTGCTCATCCACCACTTGATGTAGTTGGTGTTCATGCCGTAGATCTGGCCGATCGGGTTCGCCCCGCTCGGGAGATAACGGTCGATGACTACATCGGCGCCGTTGAACTTGAAGTTCTGGAAGCCGACGTTGGCGAGGTCGTTGTCCGTGTTGGCGTACCGCATCTGCGGCTGCGTCCCCTGCCAGATCAGGTTCCAGCCGTTCTGGGTCACCGGGATCAGGTCGGGGTGGTCGCTACCCCAGCAGGCGCTGCCGTACGCCGTGTTGAGTTGCGCCATGGTGAAGGTGGTGAGCGTGGCCTGGTAGGCGTTGAGCCCGCCGGGGACGCCGTTGGGTTGCCCGTTGATATCGGTACGGGTCTGACCGCCCACGGTGGGGTAGTTGGTCCCGTCGTCGTACCACTCGGCAAACCCGTTCAGGTACTTCTGCCGTGCGCCCTGGCCCGCCAGATACATGTTCACGGCCAGGAGTTCCGCCATGCGCAAAGACGCATTGAGGAACTTCATCTCCACCTGGTTGAACATGGCCTCGTCGCCATCGTCGTTCATGGCGTCGTAGCCGACCAGGGTGATGTTCACCCACGCGACCTTCATGTCCACGTAGATGGCCGCGTCGGTCGTCACGAAGTCGATGTTCATCGCTCCGCCACGGCCCATAAAGTCGGCGTTGAGCTTGCCAACAATTATGTTTTGCCGTACGCGCGAATTTCCGGTGAAGTCTTGCCGATTTTGCGATTCGAGGCGAGAGAACACCGGCGAGCTTGCGTACACCACGTCAACGCTCTCCGGCGCGATTTTCTGGTTGACGTAGGAATCGAGTTCCGTTAATTGAAGCGCCATAGCTTACCTCCCGTGAGAGGCAGCCATGGACAGGTAATCGTCATAAGCCACACTCCATTCTAAAAAATCAACTACACCTGCGAAACTCGGGAGGCAGGCTACTCCGCTGAGGGACCGACCCCCAAACTCCGTTACTCGGCCGCGCCCGCCAGAGCCGCTTCCCGCCGCTCCTGCATGTGCTGCTGACCGATCCCATGTCCCAGGCGCGGGCGGAAGGTTTCGCCTTCCTTCGGCTTGCGCCGGCTCATCGCGCGGGACTCGGCAAATCCGATTGCGTTGCCACCTTTGCCGTCCACCGGGTTCGAGCGGGTGCCGCTGGCGGCCATGGCGAGTCGCTTGCCTTCCTCGATCCCGGCCTGCTTGGCCTGTTCCAGTTCGGCGGCCTTGTCGGCGGCCGACTTCTCATCCAGGCGGGTCTTGTTCATCCGCTGGTAGGCATCGTTGGCGTCCCAAACTTTGTTTTCCTGCATGTAGTTGAACACGGCCTCCCGGTCCAACTCTTCGCCAAACAGGCGGCGATGCTCGGCGGCCTTCCGCTCCAGAGCCGAGTACACGTTCTGGAATCGCAGGGCGGTGTTGTTGTTGACGTTGGCCACCAACTTGTAGACTTCGCCGGGTTCTTCGCCTTCCTTGGTGGCGGCGCTCACCGCCTTGGCCAGACGGGCTTCCAGTTCGGTGCTGCTGACCAGATTCATTTCCTTGGCCACCTCGCGGGCGACCAGCTTGATCTCTTCGGGCGTCATGTCGGTATCGCTCCTTGCTTCCAGTTCAATGATGCGAGCCTGGGCTTCTTCCAGCGCCACGGCCGTCGCATGCTGCTGCCGCGTCATGCCGTGTTCCTTGTCCCAGTGCTCAGCCTTCCAGCCTTCCCACTGCTTCAGTCCATTGACGGCCAGCATGGGGTCTTTGGCCAGGCCGGGGTTGATCTCCGCCAGCTTGGGCCGGATGGTGGTTTCAAACATCTCTCCCGACTCCGCGTAATTGCGCAGCACGGGGTATTTGGCGGCTAACTGGCTGAGTTGGCCGCGATCGGTTTCTTCGTTGAGCTTGTCGAGTAGGTCTTGAAAGGCCATCAGAGCTTCCTATACGCCGCTCGGCGTGGGCATTCCACCGGCGGCGCCTGCTACGTTGGGAGGAGGAATCACGGGGCTTTGTCCGGCCCCTCCACTGCGTTGTGCCTTCTCCTGCATAGCCTGGGTGAGTTGCAACCCGGCCTGCGCGATCGGCTGAAGAAATACGCTCAGCGAGGGATCGAGCGAGTCGAGCAGAATTTTCATGTCGCTGGCCCAGCTATCGAGTTCCTGCAACTTGGCCTGGGCTTTCTGCATGGCGTCCCCGCCACCGCCCGGTTGACCCGGTTGGCCGGGAGCCTGCGGCTGCGCGGCGAACACGGATTGGGGAGGAGGGGGAGGAGCAGCGGGTTGCTGCTGCGCCATGATGTCAGGCGGTTGGGGATACCCGGCAGAGGCCATACGTTACCGCTTCTTCTTGCCGCCGGGGCCGCTGATGAGCGGGCTCTCGTGGCCTACGGGTTCGTACAGCGGGGTGGCCTTGCGGGAAAGATTGCACATGGTGCTGGTGGAGATATTGGTCCCGTTATGGGGCCGGTTCTCCAGGTTCGCCACCCGGTGCTCGTTGCGGTTGAGCGGGACGCGCGTCGAACTGGACATCAGAGGGACGCTGCCACCCGGCTGGTTGGCCATGGCGGCCGGCCCCGTTCCCAGTTTCTTCTTGGTCGAAGTGGTGACTGTCGCTTTCTCTGCGTTCAGCATCGCTACCTCCGGTAGGAGCGCGGACTTTTGGTCCGCGACTTTTTTCTGCCTTTTCTTTTGGCCATGATGTTTCGTATGGTCACGGGCGGCCTATTTACCATTTGGTCACGCTACCGGGCCGCCCTTGACGGCGAGCGTGTTGGGTTACTTCCGGCCGGCCTTGCGGCCGTGCTTGCGACCCTTTTTGCGATCCATGACGATTTCTCCTTTCGTAAGGTACCGGGTGATTTCTCACCTACGGCTGCCATATACTTGCACGCCTGCAAAAACACAGGCAACTTTAAGGATGCTGGAAAAATGCTAACCTGTTGTCATGCAGGATACATTTGAGGACGCCGAGTACGTCGGGGTGGGAAAGCTGAGGCAGTCCATGAACTCAGAAAACTTAGAGGACCTGAAGCGGCCGATCGTCGTCACCGGCCCCCGGAGAGATAACACGATGGCCATCTTCCATTCCTGGGACCAGTGGCAGGAGATCATGAAGGTCATGTCCAAGGTTGGACAGTAGCTATGGCCTGCGATATCAAGGGCTGCACCTGCCAGGACGCTCCCTGGAGTCCGATCCTCCTGCTCTATGCGCCCGCCCGCTACGGCGAGCACCCTCCCATCCAGTCGCAGTTATCTCTAAAGATCTGTGACACCCACAAGGAATCCCTGAAGCCGGAGGACCTGATCTGCGATGCAGGGTGGATCCAGATCGAGCAGGCCGTGGCCTCGCGGGGAAAGGCAAAGCCGGATCGTTCCCGCACACGGATTGATTGGACTCGATGGGAAGGGTCCATGATGCAGCGCCTGAAGTCGGCGCAGGATAACTGACCGTGCGCCTCCTGTTCCTCGACGTGGACGGCGTGCTGGTCCTCGACTGGGACTGGCGGACCCATCTACATGGCAATGCGCGGCCGGACCCGGCCTGCATCGCCGCCCTCAACCACATCATCGACTCGACCGGATGCTACGTGGTGGTGAGCAGTAGCTGGCGCAAGGAGCGCAGCCTCCAGGAACTCTGCCAGATCATCAACGGCCAGTTCGGGGTTCACGGACAAGTGATCGGCCGCACCGAAGTCCTCACCGTCCACCGCGAGATCGCCGGCTGCGCCACCCCGGTGCAGGAGGCCGCCGGACGCGGCGAAGAGATCCTGAAGTGGCTGCAAGCCTACGCCCGCAAACACTCGGTCCACTCCTTTGCCATCCTGGACGACAGCGCCGACGTGGGGGAACTCGACCGCTTCCTGGTGCGGCCGGATTCGGCAGTCGGCCTCACCATGCAGGACGCCGCACAGGCGGTCGCCATTCTCAACCGCTAATTCGACTTGGGAGAAAACTCGGGCCTGAAGTTTGGTTCAAAGTATTCCCGCGCGTCCGCCGAGTGATGCACGTAGATGATCTTGCCTTCCCATGGCTCAGCCAGAGGATTGCACGGACAGGCCGAAGAATGCACGTGCTCGATCCAGTCCTGCACCGGCGTGACGTGGTCCTCCTTCTCGTAGAAGTCCACCTTCCATCCGGGATTAGATTGGGCTGCCATTATGGTAATACCACCATTGCTATCCAGGAATCTGCACTGGAGAGGCTAGCAGAAAACCCTGATCACCGACTGCCAGCAGATAGTGATTGCCGTCGCTGCCGTTGACGAACAGAAACGCAACGGCCATACCCCACGCCACTCTCTCCTGTTCGGGTAGATCGTCCCAGGCCGGACCTCCCATGAGGCCTCGGTAGCTGCCGTAAGCCTGCTTCGAGAGGAACACTAAGGGCACGTCCACTGTCGCCGTTCTGGCTGGCTCCGCTACCTCGGCGATGAACTGCTTCTTGGCTTCGTCGCACCACTGGGTCTCCAAAATCATGGCGCGCTCAGTGTTTGCTTCGATAACGCGGCGATGCACATATACGATCCCGTTGTCGTAGATCTTCTCGCCGCAATGAATGCAAGTCAGATCGTTGGTGTGCTGTCGGGTCATTTGTGCCTCGTGTCTCCCCTAAATTGGGCTCCCATTGCGCTGGCTCCGCGTCTGCCGCTCCTGCCTGCCCTTGGGTTGCTGGCCGAAACCCTGCTTGTGTTCTTCCTGGATGCGCTTGCTCTCGACTTCCCAGCTTGCCGGGAACTGCGTCTGCTCGTAGAGGCCCTCACCCGACAGGTACCCGGCCTTGGCCATAGTGAAGGCTTCCACCTTCTTCTGCTGGCGGGCCGCCCCGTGCTGCGTGCCCTGGCGCACGGTCACGCTGAACCGCTTCCAGTGGTCTTCCTTCTGCCCCGCGTGCGGGGACAGCATCTTGGGAGAGTAGTCGAAGTCCTGCATGGTCCAGCCGTCGTCTCCCAGATACTTGAGACGCTCATCCAGGGTGGCGTACTGGATGATGTTCGACACGGTCTGGCGGGCCGCCTGCTTCAGGGCCGCCTCGATGTAGCGGCTTTCCAGGCGCATGGGTCCGCTCATGGTGTCGCGCATCTGCTCCTGAGCCTCGCCGCTCGGCAACTGCTTCTTGCGGGCCAACTGCTGCATGTCGATGACGGGCTGCCGCTGGCGGATCCGGTCCACCAGGTACTTGGCCCAGAACTCCACCTGTCCCGGCAAGTTGGGCGCCGTCATCTCGCGCACGCTGCTTGCGTCGGCCACCGGGTTGACCAGTAACTTCTGCCCTGGCTTGCCGGGGATAAAGGCATCGAATACAGCCTCGGGCACATGGCCCCGCTTGAACACCCAAGTGCCATTGAGCGCCCGCATCACAGCCTCGTCCACACCCACTCCGATCCGGTTCATGGACTGGACTAGCGGGACCAGATCGCGGTAGGCGCTGATGCCTCCGGGGTTCCACACGCACGGGTTCAACTGGAGCAGGGTGAAGGGGAACATGCCGTGCCAGTAGGGGCTCGGCCCATCGTACATGACGCGGGATCCGGCGAAGATCACAAGGCGCTTGCGGGGATAGAGCGGCCAGTTGGGAGGCACGCGGTAGTGGAAGTTGTGGAGTTCCACCGGAAGATCGGGGTGCTTGACCAGCATCTCCCGGCCCGTCTCATTGGTCTCCGGATCGTCAATGTACCACTCCTGCAACTCGATCACGGGGAACGGGGAGTAGGAGGCCGAAGCCGATCCCTTGCGCGGACCGAGGCGCATGGCGGCCCGCCTCCGCAGGCTCGGACCCATGGCGTTCCAGGTGTACTCGGGGATGGCGTCCGGCCGCGCGTACTGGTCGCCGCTCATGCTCTTGGACATGGCGGTGGCCTCGCGCTGGAGGCCGATACATTTGGCGGGGCCGAAGCGCTGCTGGAAATAGCTGAGCGGTTTGTAGGCCCGGTAGCAGACCGCTCCCGATTCCTGGATGTCGCTGTTCATTCCGACCGGGATCACGAAGTCCAGGCCGTGAGAGGAAAACTGGAAGTTGTTGGAGTCGCTCGCCGGGTTGGGCTCAAAGGCGGTGCTCTTGAGAATGCCGGAGCCGAACAGGGAGTGGTCGATCCAACTGACCAGCGTGAGATCGAGATCGTTCTCGTACCACAGGCAGCGCATGTACTTCTGGATGACTTCGTCCTGCTGCTTGTAGGCTTTGACGCGGCTGGTGACATCCATCATGGGCTGGATATCAGAGAGCGCGGCCAGCTTGTTGGTGCGGGCCTCGCTGAGGAAGTTATCGTAGAACCGGGAGCGGTACTGCGGCCGATTCTTATTCCAGAAGTTGCCGGAGAGGAAATCGATATATCTCTCCGCCTCCTGGAACTCGTTGTACGACCGCAGTTCCTCCTGGCCCTGGCGCATGAGGTTGTCCCGCATGTTCACCATACGACGAGGGTAGGCATCGGAAATGTCCATGGATCCGGACTTTCGTTCGATCGGGGCTCGGGGTACGGCGAAAGCGGCCATTGCGTTTAGACCTCGCTACCCGGCAGGCCCATCGTGTTCTTCACGGTGCGGCCGTCGCCGGCGACTTCAAAATTGTTGGGCATCTCCGAAGGGAGAGCCAACCCGTTGCGCTTGCAGAGTTCCTTCTGCTGACTCCAGGTTTCGACCAGCACCGGGGACTTCTTGCCCGTCACCGGGTCCTTGTCCCATACCCAGTGGCTGCCATCACGAGCGTTGCCGCCCTCTTTGGTCCGGTCCAGATACTTGGCGCTGATGGGTCCGACCCAGATGGGGGCCACCGGGAACAGGGCGACCTCCAGGGGTTGGCCGCACTCCCCGCAGAGTTGCACGGGTTCATCGCGCGGGATAGTGCCGCTGGCCACCTCCTGCTGATGCGGGCAGGCAGCATTGCGGCAGACATACTCACGAGCCATAAGACTCCTCGTACATTTCCCAGTCCACGTCTTCCGCGATCGACTCCTGGCGCTTTTTGGGGGACATGGCGTTCCAGGTGTACTCGGGGACCAAGCCTGGGAAATAGACCACCGCGTTGAATTTGGGGGAGTGCAAGTATTCCGGGTTTACCAGGACCATCTCCCCAGCGTGCAGGGTTTGGTCTACCACCACCTCGCACCCCATAAACTGGAACGTCTGGTACCCGCGCTTGGACAGTTCCGATCCCGCGTTTCGGTAATGCGAACGTTCGGGCAGGGAACCCCACAGCAAACCCCATAGTTGCTGGGTGACCACCATGTAGCGCGGGGCGTAGCGGCCGAACGTACAGTGGTTGATGGCCTCCTGGATGCGAGACAGTTGCCACCCATTGACGTAGAACCCTCGCGCGTCCGGAGGCAGGGGAACCGGGCGATCCATAAACACCACGTCCGGCGCTTCCTTCCCGAAAGCGGCTTGGCGGTAGGCTTCATCCAGCGCGGCCGGATCGGGCACGTCCGTATTGGGTAACGCCTTCGCCGCCGCCGGGGCCGCCAGCGCAGCGGCAATCGTCGCGAAGAACTTACGCCTGCTCAGATTCGGCATGCGACTCCTCCCCTTCTCCGGCCGCGTCCCCTTCGGGCGCCACGGGTTCCGGCTCCGCTTCCTGTCCCACATTGGACACAGGCTGCGGCTCGTTCACGGTTTCTACTTTGGGCTCCTCCGCCAGAGATTGCTCCTCTTCCATGGGGACCGGCACGGGCAGGCCCAGTGCCGCGCCTATCTTCCTGCTCAGCCGCTCGCTTGCGTCATTGAGCAACTCCTCCAACTGTCCGGCCGCCTGGGGATCCTCCAGCACGGCCACCCCAATCTCGATCGGCTCGTTCATTGTGCCGCTGCCGCCTGGCTCGTGGCAGTACAGGCTGCTCGACACCACCACCCCGTCGCTTGCAAAGGCGTGGCAGAAGATCTTCACGTCCGCGAACTCCATGGGGTTCTGGTTGTACTCGGCTACCATCAGGTTGATCTGTTCGAGGTTCACGACTGGGCTCCTTCCGTTACGGCGTCGGGTTCCGGAGCAGGCAACTCCTGGGCCTGCGGCTCGGCCAGCGGGCTTTCCAGCATGGCGCGGAGAATCTCGGCCAGCTTGGTCCCGGTGTCAAAGTCCTCATCCAGGATGCTCTTGACCGACTGGTAATCCTTCTCGGTCATGCGGACGAAGCGGGGTACGCCAGCGACCAGATACCCCAGCGCGTCGTTATCGAACACGCTGTCCACGATCTCCTGGATGATCTCGCGGGTTTCCCGGCCCTGGATCTTGGCTGGCTCCTCATAGAGAGCCATGTACACCGGATCGATCGTCACCGGGAAGACGTTTTTCCCCTCGCTGATTCCGGTGGACTGAGAGATCACTTCCACCAGGTCCTCGCCGCATGTGGGTTCTTCCATGCCGGTGGCCTCGCGGATCCGCGCGATCTCTTCGGCGCTGATCATGAGTCCGCCTTCGGCCAGCTTGAGGAGCAGGGTTAGCGCCATGCCGCCCACTTTTTGCGAATCGGTGAGCGTGTCATCGGTTACCATGCCCAGCAAGGTGGGGACGATGTTAGCCGGGAGAGGCAACTCCAGGCTGTAAATTTTCTCTACGATTGTCGGTTTAGGTTTGCTCGCCATTACAACACCTTTCGTTCTATATCATACGTCAATAGAGAAAGGGGTTGTCGGGGACTGCGCTTGCTCTGGCGACTCCGCGCGGCCTTGTTGATCGAAGTGGCGTTGGGATTCAGTCCCCGCGCTATAGCATATCGTACGGAACGTCCTGTATCGCGGACCCTTTGGTGTGCTCGTTGACCAGATCGAAACTGGTCCCCCGGTAGCGGTGGGTCTCCCCGCCGAAGACGTCCCTCACTTGGTCCATGATGGGCCGCTCGTCGTTGCTTTTGAGTTGGGGACTGGGGTCCGGCATCTCCAGGTGCTTGGCGGTGAAGCGGATCGAGCCGCAGCCTTCGTACGGGCAGCGGTACTCGGTCTCGGGGTTAGCGGATCCCCAGGTATGTTCGGGGTCTTTGGAACAGGTCATGGCCCACTTAGCGGGCTCGTCCTGCTCGATCTGGCTCGGCACGCGCACCCGGCCCGTCTCGTCGCAGTCGGTCTCGTGCGAGCAGTAGAGCGAGATCATCCCGGCCATGAGTTCGTCGTCGTTGCAGCCCTCGGTGGCGCCGAAGCTGCGCGAGGCCGCTTCGTCCTTCTCGTACACCGTGGTCTCTTCCGCGAAGTTGCGGCTGCGGATGATCCAGGAGTGGGACAGGAGGTAGTCCACGGCCGTCTGGTGCAGGTAGGCTTTGGTGTTGACCTTGGTCCACCAGTGCCACTTCTGCCCCAGCGGGTGGACGCTATCCAGGTGCTTCCAGCGGAAGACGTTGGGGTAATTGTATTTGTAGATCAGGTCGTCGCCCGTGGTCTGGTAGGTGTTGTACTCGACGCACATCAACGCTTCGTTGTACCAGCGGCCCAGCACGTTGGCGTAGAAGGCCAACTCCTTGGGCTTGGTATGGTTGTCGCGCCACACCGCCACCTGTTCGTCGGGCGCTCCCCGGCGGCCCACCTTGTTGACGAAGATGACGGAGTAGTCCTCGCCAATTCCCTCGCTGACGTCCACCCCGATGCAGTACTCGGCTCCCGGCTCGGGTTCCTTCCAGACCCATAGCGGAGTTTCATCGTGGCGGTGGTCCACGTTGCAACCCTTGATGTAGCAGCGGCCCTTGTTGCGGGCGTCGGCCCCGTGGATCTCGCTGCTCTCCCGATAGAGCTTGCCTTTTTTGAGCGGGCACTCCTCCACCGTGGCCTGCATCCACTCGCGGCAAGCGTCGTTGAACAGGACGTAGCCGCTGGCCTGCCAGCACTCCTCAGCGGTGACGGCAAGTTCCTGCTTAAATTGCCTTACGGCCTTCTGCCCCTGCTCCTCGGCCTGCTCGCGCTTATCCTGGTGCCAGTAGAGTTGCTCGTCGGTAAGCGCGAGCGGCATCAGCTTGCCCGCGTTACACTCCGGGCATAGGGTATCGGCTACGCTCTCTCCGAACAGGGTGGCCTTGCGGTGCCGGCCGCAGTTTCCGCACTTCACCCATTCCTTCTTCACCCGCTCCTGGAGGGCGAACTCGGCGTGCGGGAGTTTCCAGCCCTGTGGAGGAGCCAGCACGCGCGTGGTCTCAAAGAAACTGGGCAGGAACAGGGGATACCAGCGCGGCCACTTGCCCTGGTCCATGCGGCGCTCGAACGCTCTCCACATGCGGTGCGCGGCCGATCCGGCGCCGCGCCCGGTGGATTCCATAAAGCCGAAGACCTCCGGCAGGTCCGCCATGGAGTTCCCCAGATCCTCGTTGACGATCGCCTCCAGGTCCTCCTCAAAGAAGTCGGTGTACTCGGAGACGTGGGCCGCGTCGATCGGCAGGCCCTGGCCGACGCCAGAGTACTGGTTGCTCCACTGCACGAACAGCTTGCTGTCGAGTCCAGGGTGGCGCAGGCGCTGCGTCTCGTCCGGGTTGTCGAACCACAGGCCGAACTTCTCCTCGCGGCGGGCCGTCATGGGTTTGAGCCACCACGGCATGCGGTCGTAGATGTGAGCCATCAGGGAGAACAGGTACGAGGAGTGAGCCTGATCTACCGAGACCACAATCGCGCGGGTGTTGGGGAAGAACATCGCACGCCACGCCAGCATGGCTTCTATCAGAGTGGAACAATTGTGGGTGACCAACCCTTCCGCCACAAAGTTTCCGGTGGTGGTCTCCACGTCCACCATCGACCTGATTCCCACAGCGATGACGGAAACCACTCCGCTCGAACCGCCTATACCTGGAGCGTCCGCCCGATTGACCCGCATACCCGGCCGCAATCTCGCGGTGGTGATCCAGTGTCCGCCAGAGCGGAACGGGTGGTCGTCCGTAGCCAGGAGAGTGGTCCCGTCATCGAAAGAGATGCGGAAGGCTTCCTTGAAAACCACCCAGGACTTCACGACTGAGGCGGTGCAAGGCCGCCCGGTAGATTCGTCCATCGAGAATAACTGGTCGCCGGGTTTCAGGTCACCGATCCTCACCCATCGGATATCAGTCGTAAGCACCTTGGTGTCAGGATCGAGAGCGCCAAGCTGGCGGCCTTTGACGATAATAATCTTCTGGGCGCGGCCCTTCTCCTTCAGATCGTAGTAGCACTGGAGGATGAGGTGCTGGGCCTCCCACAGACTGAACAGCTTGTCCTTCTTGCCCTTGGTGGTGATCCAGAAGTAGTTCTTCGCCGCGTAGGTGAAGTCGTCCTGGCAGTCGGTGGCCTGCTCGATGATGGCCTTCCGGTCGGCCTCAGAGCACAGGCTCCACTTCTCCAGGGACGGCATCGCGTCCCACTCGTCCTCGTCGATTTTGTATTTGAGGGGGAGGTCCTTGTCCAGGTAGTCGATCATCAACTGGACGCCGGGGTCTCTCTGCCATCCAAGGTCTACGGGCATCAGCTTACTCCGGAGCGTCGATCAGTTTGTCTTTGAACTCGGCCGCCGGCGTGGGAGCGAACTGGATGGTGGATCGGCCGGTCACCA